AAATACAGTGCAACTCACTGGAAGTCTTGATTCTGGGTTATCCAACCATGATTGGACCCGACCAGTGCGGGAGATAAGTTCTGCGGTCATTTCAAACTAAGTCTGTTAAAGTTGGTGGTTTGTAATTTGGTCCTTTAAGAACCTTGCCGTCGTCTCTATATATTGGTTTTCCTTCATCATCTAATTTAGACATATTACTTAAATGAACTCTATGTAATGCTTCATCTAAATCCCAACCCATATTAGTAGAATATTGGTAAGCTACATAAACTAAGTCAGCTAACTCTTTTAAAGCTTCAGCAGGGAATACTGGGTTATCTCTAAATAACATCCCTTCAGCTTCAAGGAACTCTTTAAATTCCTCTACGATCAGATTCTTCTGATACGATCTCTTTGCTAAATTCCGAGAGTTTTGAAGGTTGTATCGTGTACGGAATTCCTTGGCTTGCTCTGAAATAAATGTCTTTGGCATGGTGGAGTTCGTTTTCTAAATAATGGATAGCTTTTTCTAAATCTTCAATCTTACTATCTTTATAACCTGCTCTGCAGATGTACTTAATAGCATTACCTAAGTGGAAATTTAATCCTTGTTCTCTAATAAAATCCCAAACATCGGTAGCACCTCGTTGATAGTAGGCTGGTCCTTTGGCCATTTCTGTAATAAATTTGTGAGTGAATTAATTAATACAAAGTTTTGTCTTTGTAAAGCCATGAAGACTGTTATAATGTCTTCTTTTTTTACTTCATCTTTAGGCAATGTTAGTTCTAATTGCCTCATTTTGAAGTCTTGTTCAGTCGTTAATTGTGTAATCGGCGGTGGGGGACCAGAGGATCGGTTCTTTTTTTTGAAAGTCATAATCATCAGCAGTTAATATACGGGCAAGTCTAGCATTTACTAATGCTTCTTCTTCCGTAAGATTTTTAGCATCGAACGCTTTTAATACAGTTTTCCAACTGTAACCATGCTCTTCAAATAAAGAAGTAGCTCGTTTAACGCCGATTCCTGGTACTCCAGAGTAACCATCAGTTTGATCTCCAGATAAAGCTTGGATTAGATGCCATTTAGCACCATCCTCTTTACTGACTGTGAATACTTCATCAAAATTATAGAGTTTGCCAGGTATTTGTCTCATATCTTTATCAGGAGATACAATACAATTTCCTGGGAATTTTGTAGCATAAATGCCCATGGCATCATCTGCTTCTAGAGTAGGTTTAATAATAACCTTGTACTTTTTCTTTAACGCATTAATAACACGTTTGTATCCGCAAGGTTTCTTACGGTTCCTATGCCCCTTATAGGACTTTTCAATTTGTTTTCTAAAATTTGTACTGTCTGAAAAGAACAGTATTATATCGGAGAATTCCCCAAAATTGTTTCTGATCTTGGTAAGTTCTCGTTCTGTAGCACCGTATGCATCGTCAAAGTTACTGGTAACAAGAATAACATCGTCACCAAAATCAACTTCAGTTTCTGCTGCAGCACATGCCTTATAGACGATAAAGTCGGCATCAATTAATAGTTTCATACATTAGTGGACATCTGCCCAAGTAGAACCTGATTTAGATTCTGCTGCTATAGGACATCGTAAGTTGTAATACTCACCAGCTTGGGTTGCAGATAGTTCAAGTAAGAACTTGAGATCTTCTACATCCTCTTCTTTACATTCAAATTGTAGTTCATCATGAACGAATGCAAGTTGTTTAGCAGTTGGTGGTAAATTTTCATGGGTTAATAGCATCCATTTTTTTGCTAGTACAGCTGAGGATCCTTGGATAAGATAGTTAAGGGACTTGTGTTTTGAATCAACAAGTATCTTACGTTTATCTATACCACGGACAAAACCTTTCTCACTAGCTTTGTGTACTCCTTCCAAGAGTTTCTCAAGACCTGGGATGGCATCAATATAAGCCTTACGGATCTCTTTGCCTTTCTTCTTAGCCTTGTCGGGGGATAATTGTTTGTCATATGATAGACCTAGTTTTTGGTCTCCAGCTCCATACAAGAATGCATAGGAAATTGTCTTGACCAATTTTCTGGAGACGCCAATCTTGTCAGCATTTTCTTGGTGTATGTCACCATGCAGTAACACTTTTGCGTACCTACCTCCATCCCATCTTGCAAGATAATGGGCAAGCATCCGTAGCTCAACGCCAGCAAGATCACACCCGACCATGCTGAGATTAGGCGAGGCAGTGAAAAGTCTTCTAAATCGTTCATCACTTGGCACTTGAGCCAGATTTGGAGATCTATGGGCACATCTAAATGTAGATGTAGCTACTGAACAATGGTGATGTATTCGACTAGATGTCGTAACAAGCTTCTGCCATGCGTTCACGCCTTCTGATATCATCCCAAGCTTTTTGGTCAGATCCAGTAGTGTCAGAAATTGAAGAGCTATATCCGTCCCAATATCTTTCAATACGGTCTCGTCTATAACCGCCTTCCCTGAATTCGTCAGTGAGGATGGTTGCCAATCGTAATGTGTGGAAAGTATCCATGCTATATGATCTCTTGAGGTGGGGTTTAGTTCCTTGAGTTTGGTGAATGAAGCACCAGCGTGAAAGCCTCTGGTCCTATTATTTCGTTTAGGAGTAAATAATGATCCGGCAACGAAAGGATGCCTGTTTCGTAATACCGCACAAGTTTCTTCATACTCTTGTCTGAGAGCAGATTCAAGTTCCCGTGCAGAGCTTTCATCAAAATACCATCCATGTTGTTCCTGTTGTGTAAGAATCTGTGCTACCTGATGTTCTAACGAGATCCATTCAGGTATGGGAGGAAGTGATTCCATAATTTTCTAGTAACGTTAACATCTTGAACGCAATAGTCTTGCATCTCTTGACTCCATTCTTTCCAGTCTGTAGTTTTAGAGAAGTTTCCTTTGTATTCATTTAACCTATAACCATAGGCTTCAAGGCTATGACGTCCATATAATTGTAATGGCATATGATTCCATACATGCTTCTTATCTATATCGAGTAAATTCGGATGATATAAGCGAGATAAAATAAGGGTATCAATAACAATACCACGAGGAGAAAACCAAGGATAGAGATTTTTAATAACAGGAATATCATAACCGATGATATTATGCCCGATAAGAATATCAGCCGTTTCCAACCATCCAAGACCCGTCGTGATAGAGTAGTTTGAACCCATCGGTAAGTCTTTTTTAGGATCGGCATACGGCTCATCATTGAAGGTTTCCGTCCTTTGATCGTTTCCCCAGTGTAACGCAAGACAATGTATTCTGGTTGCTTCATTTAGAAGACCGTTTGTTTCCAGATCGAACACGATTGTCCCCACCTGTCCAGTGGTAGGTTTTATCGACGAACTTGGCTTTTTCAATTGCTTCTTTGCTAGGTGGTTTAGGTCTATTTAATTCGTTATTTACTTTCTTATACCATGGATGTTCATACCCACCACCTTCAAAAATCCGTGGCTGGGTTGAAAATTGGTGATTCCGTAGTTTCATGTTCAGTAAATCGTGAAGTTTCTAAGTTAAATTTTATCTTCCCTGCGAAGCCAGTTTCACCAGAATAGCGGTTCTTAATGATTCTAAGAGTCGCAATATCTCGTTCAGTTTCACTCTGCTGGTTTCGTTCGAGGGCAATGACTTGATCTGATAATTGAGCAATTCCCGCAGATCCTCTGAGCTGACTAAGGGACACTTTACCTCCCTCTTCGTGCGAAGTCCTATCATTATTACTCCTACGTAAATGTGATACTAAAAATAATGCAATACCTGTTCTTTCAACTAAGCTTCTAAGCCTAGTCATGGTGATATCTATAGTTCTACGTTCGTCACCATCCAGACCACTTAATAATATACTAAGGTGATCTAAGAATATAATACGACACTCCAATCCACTGGCAAGGTATTCGATCCGATTGTAAATAATGTTCGGGTCAAAAGAACCAAAGCCGTCAAAAAGGTAAAGGTGCCAATTAGCAATGGTATTACGAAAATGCTCTTCGAGTTCTGATTGGTCATGTTCTCCAATGTGTAGTGATTTACCTACAGCTGTGGACATTAGTCCCAGTGAGGTTCGTCTATTAGATTCCTCAAGTGCCAGGTACCCGACCCTTTCTCCTTTGGAAAGTAAGTTAGTTGCAAGTTGACGACAGAATGTTGATTTGCCTTGGCCAGATCCTGAAGTAATTGTTGTAAGCTCCTGATATCTAATCCCGTGCAGTTTATCTTGTAAGCCTCTGAATGGATAATCATGGTCAGCTGGTGGTAAGGGTGTAGTGACTAGTTTCTGAAGCGTTTTTCCTTCAATAATCCCATCAGGTCTGTACGTTTCAGCGTTCCAAATAGCCTTTCGTATCGCTTCAGCATCATTAGCCTGTAACGCCTCTGACGGATCCTTGTAGGGTTCGATTCTAGCGATCTTAGTCTTGCCAAATGGTAAGATGCTTGCCGCATCCTCAGCCGCTTTACGGCCTGCCTCATCGGAATCGAAGAATAATACGATCTCTTCATATCCTTGTAGTAGTGGGATTTGTTTTTGTAAATCTTTCTTAGCTGATGCAGCTCCATGAGGTAATGACACCATAGGCCATCCTGACATAGCTTCATAACAGCTTGCAGCGTCTAGTTCACCTTCAGTAATAACAATCCGTTTACCAGTAGTAGGAAACCTATGCTGGCCAAATAAAGTGTCAGTGGAAACTCCTTCATATCGAAAGTCTTTGGGTTTGGTTTTTATTTTAACACCTTTTAATACACCTGAATCATCATAGTAAGGAAATCTTAATGTATTTCCATCTCTATAGATTTGATAAAACTGATTAGTCTTCTCAGATATATTACGTTTTTGCAGCCGTTCGGCTGATCCCGTAAGGTGTACAGTTTTAGTCATTCTTTGACTGTGAATAACATCATTATCGCCGCCTGTTCTCTCGTGACAGACGAAACAGAATGTGTGTCCATCAGAGTATAACGAGTTACCATCTGATGAACCACAATTACTGCAAGGCATATGCCTAACGAATTCGCTTGTTAGATTAGCCATTCTAACGGTATATTATGGAAAGACGTCCATGGTATGTCATGCTTTTCACACCACATAGCATAAGTTGTCTTACTTTTTTTTGAAATTTTATTAAATGGACTTTGAAAGACCATTCTTAAATCTAATTCTGGGTTGTCCTTCTTGACTGCTTTGATCTTACGGCGATCAGCTGCGTCCCAATAGCCTTTGGTTTCGAGATGAACATGATTAGGTAACACGAAATCAGGGCAATAGTTATGTTGTATAGTGTAAGGAACTCGTTTACTTTCATATTCATAGGTAACACCAAGGCCATCGAGAAGGCTTGCGACCTTCTCTTCTAGCCCTGATCTATATTTAGAAGTCGTCTTCTTCATCTACTGTAGAAGTAGGTGTAACATTAGGGTCACTTGTTTTAAACCCTGATGTAGTACCGAATAACTCAGCTACTTCATTAGCATCTAAATCTCCAGTATCTACACCAGCTTCACCTTTCACTGAGACAACCTGTACACCAACAAGCTTAAGAGAACTACCATAGGTAACTCCATCTCTAAGGATATATGGTTTCTGATAGAAGCCAAGTTTAACTGTAGACCCTGCGTATAATGGTGTTTTAGCATCTGTAACTGGTACTCCTTCTGTATCTACTACAGGTGGTCTTCTGTCCTCACTCCATGAGAACTTTAATTTGTACTTACCATCGGAGACTTCTTCCCATGGTTCAGGTTTAAGAGTAGATCTCTTAGGGTTCTTGAGTTTAGACTCAGCCCACTTTAAGACATCAGCTCTTTCGCTTTCTAAGGTATCGATAATATCGTTACCGACTATAGCCGAGAGAGAATATCCAAACTTACTAGGAGCTAGTATAGCTTGAAACCCCTCAAGTGTTACAGGTTTGTCAGTTGTATGTATTGTTCTAGACATCACACGCTGCCTCACTCTTAGCCTTAGCAGGAGCTAGGGTTTTGATTTCGGCATCTAGTTTATCGTAGAATTCTTGTAATTGTTCTAGCTGTACTTTAACTTGGAGAAGTTGTTTCTCTTTAGCTTTAAGTTCAGCAGCTTTTAGTCTCTCTTCAGATACAACAACAATAGTTGGTGGTGAAAAGAAACTATCAAAAAATGGTGAATACATTTAACAGAAAAAATAAGTGGAATCAATCACTTCGGAGGGTTCTAAGTCTCCGATGATCGGTGGTTTGGTAGTTGCTCCAATAGCTGAAGCAAACTCAGTAAGGTAATCTCGTTTAGCAAAGAGATCCATATAGGTTTCTCTTACTATACTAGATAGAGCAGTCATGTCGGTTGCTCTACATAAGACACTATCATGTATTAGTGCTATTGGTCCACAGAATCTTAACGCACTGAAATGTAATA